CATCGCGCCCCACATTTCAGCCCGTTTGTTACCCCACATGACAGGGTTCTTCGCTTTCCAGCCAAAGTTTACCCCACGGACTTTGTACCTCTGCTCGTTCAATCTGTCAAGTATCCCGTAACCCAGGCCACCCTCGTCGATCACGGTCAGCGTGGGCTTGAACTCCTCGATCATGTCGATGACGTTGCCAACAGTCGTCATGGTGTCGTCACCCTTGAACCGCCGTATCGCCACGATGTCGCGCCCCTGGCGCACCACCATGACTGTGGAGTCCATGCCACCACGGGCCGGATCGACACCGAGCACCACGGGTGCGCTCATGTCCTTGTACCTGGGCCGCTTCATGGCATCCTCAACCACTGATGGCATGATGAACTGGTCGTCCCCAGACTTAGGGAAATCCCCATACACCTCGACGCGGGCTTCGTCGGAGTCTTCACCGTACTCGGCGATGATCTGCTCGTAGATCGACTTGTCGGTGCCCTCGACGGTCCGTGCGTCGATCTTTCTGCTTCTCCAAAAGTCCCGCTTGTTGCCGTCCACCGCCTCGTAGAAGTACCCAGTGTTGCGACGACCGTTGGAAAACGCCAACCAGTAGCGATCCAAAATGTTCTCTGTGAAGAAGCCCGCAGCCACGGACCAGATCGAGTCGGGGATACCGCTGGCCTCGTCGAAGATCACCATCATGCCGTCCATGTTGTGAACACCGGCGTATGCGTCTGGGTTCTCCTCGCTCCACAGTTTGCCCTCAGCGCCCCAGTAGCGTGTGCCCTTCTTCAAGTCACGCTCAACCAGATCGGTCAACCACGCAGCAGGTGCGAGTTTGGTAGCCGATGGCTCCCACCAGTGCGCGTTGATGCTCATCGTGGCCCACTTGGTCAACTCACCCCAGGTAACCGTTCGCAACTGTGTCTTGCTGTTGGCTGACACCACGACAGACGAGCCAATGCGAGTTGTCAGCATCCACAGGATCAGCCACGACACGAGTGCAGATTTACCGACACCGCGTCCTGACGATACGGCTTCACGCAACGCATCGATCATCTCATCGGCGCTTATCCGTCCTCGGTTGTCTTTGATGAACTCGGCAATCTCACGAAGCACCTCGCGCTGCCATTTCCTCGGTCCCTTGAACCTCTCAAGCGGTGTGTTTGGCTGACCCCACGGGAACGCAAACAACACGAAAGTCTCTGGGTTGTCTGCAATCTGCGGACTCCACAACTGCGTCATCAGCAGTTGCTCCTCCTCGGGTGAGTATCTGAGTCGCTGCATCACTGCTCCAGTTGTTTGGGTTCAACGTCAATCACTTCAGCTTCGATCACTCGCATCTGCGCTTGCTGGAGCGCCTCAGTGATCGAGATCGATCCGGCCACCTCGACCTGCTTGACCTCACCATAGCGCTTTTTGTTCCAAGCGCCCATGAGCCACTTGCGAGTGTCGATCTTTAACTTGGACCGTTGCACATCCTCGATGCTGTCTTCCGCATCAGCGATCTCGAGAATCTCACCGGCGATGAACTCGGTCCTGCTTTCTTGCGCTTCTTTGAATCGCTCATGGCGCATCGGGTCACGCTTGATCCAGCGCAAGAAATCCTCGTAGCTGATCACTCGATAGTCATCTTCGAGAAGTGACTGCAAACTTCGGCCCCGATACACCTGTTCGATGACGCGCTCAAACATCTGCTGATACTGGGTGTGCAGCAGTTCCCGCGACTCCTGTGGGAGCCGTGGTGGTTTGGGGTCGGGCACGGACAGCCAGTTGGGCAATTCGATGGATTGTTCACTGGCGACAGCCGTGCCTACGGGATTAGGGTTGCCTTGTTCCATAGTAGGTGTGAGTGTATACGTTTTCTGGGAACGTGTGTCAAGTGACCCACTGGGTTCTAGGATTCAAAAAATAAAAAATTCCGTGCGGACCCTACGGCGCTGGACCCTTGGGCCGTCGGCCCTCCCCCACCCCCTCGACCCAAATCAACCCTCCAAAATCACGGGCACCGGGAGCGCGGCTCCCGTGGCTCCGGCTCCCGCGTCTCCGTGGCTCCGCGCTCACCCAATGAGCTGGAGCAATTAACCCGATGGGTATTGATCCAATGGGTTACAGACACACAAAATCTGGGATTCTCGAGCGCTCACCCAGTGAGCGGGAATTCCCTTGAGGCTCTCACCCAATGGGCCACAGAAACATAGGAATTCCCTTTCCCATTGGGTCAATTCGAGGGAGTGTGACAATTGTTACTTTCGCGCAGGCGACCCCCCAGATTGATACTTTTTCCATTGGGTCTTTTTTTTCAGAATCCTTGAATCCTTACCCTTGAGATAAAAGGGCAATTTGTCACAGTTTGCTAACTCATTACCCAATGGGCCACGGATACTCAATACCCATTGGGTTTACTGGGTTATTTCATCGAATGCTTGACACGGCTCACCCAATGGGCCACAATGTATCCGTGGCTCAAGTGAGCCGCGCTCTCTGTAACCCGTAACCCGTGAGGAGTAAGACTATGACCAAATCCGAATTTGCAGCATTGTGTGAAAAGTACACAATCCCTCCATCATTGGCTCTCGAGAATCCCGCAATTGTGGAGGCTCTCCGTGAGCGAGATGATGCGGAGGTAGAGCGTGTATTGCGTGAGGAGTATTGAGATGAACAATCATCGAGACTATCCATACATGCGTGAGCGTGAGGAGCGTGAGCCGCATTGGCTCCTCATCATTGGAGGAGCCGCGCTCACGCTCGCGGCTTTGTGGATTGTGTGTGTCTTTCTTTTTTCTCTGTAACTGTGAGGAGTAACCCAATGAGTAACTTATTTGAACAATTCGAGGGAGCCGATTTGGAGCGGCTCATAGCTTGCCTGAATGAGGTCAAACTGGCCGGAATGAGTGTAGACAAACACACTCAAGCCGGAGTGAATCAAGGCTCTGGGAATGTCTGGGTTTGGAATGAAGACTGGCCGGGTTGTGTGTATTGCTCTATCGGTTTCGATGTTTCGTGGTGCTACTCATGCCCTGATTGTGGTGAGGAGCATGATTTTGAGACTTATGACGAAATGGCCGATTATGCGGAGCGTTATCCCGGAGCGTGTAAATCATGTAAGCCGCGTTATCTGGCCGGATGGAATTTTCCCGGATATCTCCCAGACGCGGAGCCGGTGGAATTTGAGGAGCCGGATGATGCGCTCGAATATGTCCGGGATTTAATGCGCGAAGATGCTCAAGGGAATGGATGGAGCCGCGAAGATGAGGAGACTATCGACACAATCGAGAGCGACAAAGCCGGAGAATTTGGGGCCACAGTGTATGGCCGTCATTACTTTGTAACTGTGGAGGCTTGAATCATGACAGCATTGGAAATTTACCAATTGTTAGATGGAGCAGGTATTAAATTTGAGGTAATTGAGATATTCGAGGGCTCTCGATTTATCCGAATTGAGGTAATTGAAGAAATAGATGAGGAGGCTTAAATCATGGAAACAGTACAAATTGAGGTTTATTCATTCGATGAATTGAGCGCGGAGACGCTCGAGCGCATGCGCTCCGATGTATCCGAATTTGTGGAGAGTAACAAAGCCGCGCTCCGTGAATCTGGGTTATCTGATGAGCAAATTGGCCACGATTTTTGGCTCACCCGTAATGGCCACGGAGCGGGATTCTGGGATCGTGGAATTGGCCCCATTGGAGACACACTCACTCGAGCCGCGAAGCACTCCGGGAGCGCGGATTTGTACATCGGAGATGATGGAAACATTCACCAATTTTGAGGAGAAATACTATGTTTGATTCACTGACAATTGCAGAGCGTGAGCGTTTGGCATACGCGGAGGGATTCACGGAGACGGCTCGAGTATTGGGCCAAACCGATGATGCACAAACAGAGCGAGACGCGTTACTCGATGAGGTAGAGCGGCTCCGTGATGAATTGCGGGATTTGCAGCGAGAAACCCAGGATTATGCGGAGTATCGCGCATTTTTTGAGGAGTGTTTCGAGCATCTGGCCGGACATTATCCGGCTCCGTCTGTAACCTCAGACTATGACAAATCCGTGATTTTCACGGCTATCGATAACGCAGAGGGAGCCGCATGATAACGGCTCTCTTAATTGCACTCGCGGGAGCAATTTTGCTCCCGTTAATAGCCCATTTTCTTGATTTGTAGAGCGAGACACGCTCACCCAGTACCCGGAGACACGCTCTCCGGGTTTTTTTGATCCCGTATTTTGGAGGCTTAATATGTCACAGTACACACAATCCGCGCTCTCTCATCGGCTCATCGAATTGCGCTCCCGTCTCAATTTTTCACAGATTCAAATGGCCGATTATTTGGGAGTGTCTGTATTCACGCTCCGCAAATGGGAGAGCGGAGAGCGTAACGCGGGAGCCGCGCTCATCCGGCTACTCGATGTTTTGAATTTTTTGGAGGTCTTTGCTCCCGCGCTTCACGCTGGGTTTTTGCCCACAGAATCGAGTCATGTCCGAAAATCCAGATTGAAAAGGTCAACCGATTCGGTCATGTCAGAAAATCCACTTTGAAGGAGTCAACCACCATGAACGCCAATGACCACTACGAACGCCTTTATGGCGACCTGGGCCTGTCACCCAAGGACGCGGCCCGCTGGGTCTTTGCATCAGGCTGGAACAGCGCCCTCGAGGAGTTTATGAAGCGCCTGAACACCATGCCACTGGGTGACGACACCCGCGCATCGTTTGCCGTGTATGTCGGGCAGATGATGCACGTTGACCCGTCCGAGATCGAGGGGAGAATGCAATGAGCATAGAAGCAATGAAACAGGCGCTGGATGCGTTGGAGTACGCCGGCAAGGATGATTTTTGGCGCTATCAAAATGAAGCAATCACATCCCTACGCCAAGCCATAGAGCAGGCTGAGAAGCAAGAGCCTGTGGCGTGGATTGAGCACCACAAAGGCGGTGATAACTTAGTTTGGGATGAGCCAAACAAAGGAACACCCCTCTACACCCACCCACAACCAAAGCGTGAATGGGTCGGGCTGACGGATGAGGAAATTGAACAAGGCTGTAAAGAGTCTTGGGTAACTTTACAAGCATGGCAGTCCGCTGTCTGGTGGGCGGAAGCCAAACTCAAGGAGAAGAACACATGAGCATAGAAGTAATGAAACAAGCGCTTGAGGCGTTGGAATTTCATAGTGCTGGCGATGAGGTTGATGAGCAAATCATTACATCCCTACGCCAAGCCATAGAGCAGGCTGAGAAGCAGGATGCGTGGAAGCCCAACGACACAGCATACCGACCCGGAGGACTGCCGCAAGACTTCATCGTGCATGAGGTTGAGAATGAAGGCGACTGGTCAGAGTGGGTCTGCCCTGACCCAGAACAATACTTCATGAAATGCTGCGACTGCGGTCTGGTACATGAGATGCAGTTCAAGGTCGTCAAGTACTCAGTGGGTGACGAGTGTGATGGCGTTGACGATCCCGATGTGCGGGGAATTTTTAGAGCAAGGAGAATAAGCAATGCCTAAATACGAACATGGATTAACGTTTAAAGAATGTTACGTATGCGCTTCGCCAAAGCATGCAGCGCAGGCTGAGAAGCAGGAGCCTGTGATTGGCACAAAGACTTGGTATGAGGACGGAAAAGTTATCACGCAGAACCTGTACCCGTCTGACGTTTACAAGCAAGAGAAGCAGGAGTCGGTGGCGATCTATCAATACCAATTGGCGAGTGGTTCGTGGATTGACCAAACAAAAAACAGTTACGACTACAACGTTCGCCACGGTCAAGCGACTGTTCGGGTTGTCTACACCACCCCACAACCACAGCGTGAATGGGTTGGGCTGACTCAGCAAGACATCGACATTGCCTTTGATGACACGCAAGAGGGTGGTGGGTTTAATGAGTTTGCCGAAGCCATAGAAGCCAAACTCAAGGAGAAGAACACATGACGCCTTTGGTTTGCAAAGCGGTCAAGTTTGCGCCTGAACCAGAAACAGCCTTGTGGTTTGATGTTGGTCAAATGGATACAACCCCCGCAATGA